GTTGGTTGGTCTCCTTGCTCACAATTCAGTGAGTTCCTTTATGCTGGTTTCCGGCTCGTCGATGGTCGCCCCTCCTGCGATCAACACGGCCTCCCATTTGTCCACCTCGGCGCGTAGGCGCGCGATTTCCCTGAGCGGGTTTGGACGTTTCACCTCGCTCACCTCCCCGGTCAGATATTGTTGGATCGGGGGCTTGCTCAGAATGGCTTTCGTGACCCGCTGGGCCTTTGCGGCCATTCCCGCGAGGCACTCGCGGAAATTGGCTAGGTCCTTCACGACGTTGGCGTTTTCGCACGGTGGAAGGTCGCTGATGCTCTGTTCCACCGCCCTCACAACGGTCGATAGGATCACGGGAAGTCTCTGGATTTGCTCGCTGGCATTGGACATTTTGCATTATTAAGTGTTCACGGTCGTTCACGGCACCAGAACTAGGAAGTCCTTCCTCGTCAAGGGTATTAGTGTACGGGGATTCAACTAGTTCTCGATCTAAACTTATGGTGGCCCAGGGGTGATCCATAGCATTGATGAGGGCTCGCCAATGGCGGAGAGATTCAATAGGTAAACCTAATCTGTTGGAGATACAATCTTCCATCAATGGTATGTCATTTTCGTCCTGGGGCCAAGCACCTTTTCCACAGTCATCACTGTCAACGGTCAACCAGTAGGGCTTCTCTTTATCTTGACCTTTTCGCGTAAAACGCTTCGTATCAACAGCGACCTCAGTATCGTAGAGTTGTATAATTCGGTTACAGAAATCACTGATGATGGGTGTTAAACGGTCAGTAGCTAGGTAGCCTTCTAGGCGGTCTGTTGCGGCAGTGGCTAACGGTACATTAGGATCACGGGCAGTGAGGTGCAGCTTGCGGAAGGTCCGCAGCGGGTCCTGGAAACTGGTGGTGGTGGTCCATGGGTCAGGATAGACCCTCGCCAGAAAAGTCAAACCTTCACCAGGAACGTATGGTACGATCTTCACACTCAAACCCAGTTGATCACAGACCCAATTGATGGTTGAGCCCAATTCACGCCTCGTAATACCGTCATCGCCGAACTTCGGTCCAAGCATTTTCATTACCCAATTGGGTGGTACTTCGGGATATTTCTTCCTTATGGCACAGTATTCGACAAACCCATCGGCGATGGTGTTTAAGTCACAGGTTGTCGGGGCTCCACTCTTTACCCCAACCCCGGGATCGTAGCGGAATCCAAAGCGCTTAGCGCGCCCTGGACAAGATATTAACATATCTAGGTAAGGTTGTAACTCACTATGAAACTGGGGATTGAAATATCTCAGGTAGGTGGCGTTCATGACATGGCGCTGCATCCAACGGGACACGGTTCCGTCGAAGTTGGAAAAATCGGTCTCAGCTGGCTCTGCGATATCCGCAACGTACTCCTGCACTCTCTTAGCTATTAACTTTGGGGTGGAGCCGGGTAGAAACCAGTGGTTGTGTTCTTCTGAGTGGAATACTTCATCACGACACTTTAGTGTGTAACGTGAAAACATGAGTAAATACCGCATGTCGGGGAAGGAGGATATAATTCGACCATCCTTCATACAAGGTTCATTCTTTAAGAATGCCTCGATCAACGGTCTCGGCTGTATATCGACCGTCTCCC